CCAGTGTGTTCCAGATGGCTGCGTTTAGGTCTTTGCGCTCAACTGGATCGCCGTCTGCTACATCGTCAAAGACTTGGATTGCGTCATAGACCATCACCAGCCAATCCACGACTGGCGCAGGCAAAAGAAAAACCTTTTGCAGGTTTTCTCTGAGCCAATCAATACCAGTCATGTGCAACTCCTGTGAAGGGTGAGCCACTGGCAGCTCGGTCAGCTCAGTGCGGCGATTGTCCCATATTTGCATGGTCTGTTCAATCCATCTCGAATTCGCGCTCTTCCCAGGCCTGGCAAGCACGCAGGTCGTGGCAGATGAAGTCGAATTTGGTGCAGTAGCCTCGGAAGCCTGCATTGGTGTCCCAGGCGTTGCGCGGGATGCGCTCCATCTTGGCCTGGGTCATGGTGCTGTTGTCGTAGTACTCGCAGTTGGAGCAGCGACGACGACGGGCTTCTTTCTCGTCCACTTGCATGGCCTGGCCAAGCGCGACCCAGTAGACCTTATTGGCTGTGGGCTCGTTGCTGGGATTCTCTGGGCCGAGCATCCAGTCGTCGATCACGACCTGGGTGTTTTTCTTGTTCTCGGCTGCGGTGATGAATTCTTCTTCGACCGGCAGGCCCATGAAGCCCTTGGGCATCATCATGAATTTGTCCATGCTGTTTCTCCTTTAAGTGATTTCGCGGCCAGAGGCGCGGATTGTCAGCGAGGTGGCTGCGCTGGCGATTGTGCTGATGAAGCCACCAGGTTCGAGGGCTTGGCCGACCAGTTCTGGGCATGTGTAGGTCTCATCTGGTGCGATGGCACGGGTGTCCAAGATGAGGTTGGATGCTGCTGGTGCACCGCCGCTTGTCACCAGGTTGACGCTGATCGTCACGTTGCCTGCTGTGGTATTGGTGACAGTGAATTTGTCGATGATGGCCTTGCAGTTGGTGGCTGTGTACTGCGTGGTTTGGGCGTTCTCGGCCTGCTTTGCTGGGATCAGCACCTTGATGGAGACGGTCATGATCTGTCCTTACTGTTGAACTTGAGTGACGGAAAGCACCACCGCTGGGGCGGCTGGCGCAAATGCTGTGGCTGCCACGCTGTCAACGGTGACGTTGGTGCTGTCGGCTGCAAAGGCCAGCTCGACGTATTCGTTGGCGGCAAGAGAGACGGTCTCGTTGAGCGCAATCGGAATGTAACCGTTGTTGATGTCCGAGGTGACAAGGCGTGCGCTGTTGGAAATGGCCGTTCCGTTCTTTTTCCACCATACCCAGATGTTTTTGGAGGACGAGCTTCCGCTGGTCAGTTGTACGGTGGCGTCGAACTGGTAGAGGCCGGACTCGGGCACGATGATCTGGCTGGTGGTGCCGCCAATGGTCACGCCGTTGCTGATCTGCGTGTTGTCGAATGTGAGCAGGTATTCTGTGTTGATGACGGCCGGAGTTTGGTCTGTGGTCTTGGTGAACACGCCGTAGTACTGCATCTGCTGGATGGTGGGGCGCACGAAGATGATGCCGGTCGTCGCGTTCGATGTGATGCAAGCGGCCAGAGGGATCACATTGTCTGGGGCTGTTGGCTTAGTGTTGGTCAGAGCGCCTGCGACCGTGGGGCTGGCGTAGAGCAAGTCACCAGGCGAGAAGGCGCTGGTGTCCAAGTCACGGACGAAGCCCCAAGTGGTGCAGTACCCTTTTTCACCACTGTCTGGCAGATCATGGGTCATGACACCCAAGATGTAGAGGGTCGGCTGTGAGCCGTCTGCGAGATAGGGTGCAACCAGCAGCGCATTAGATGTCGAGCCAGCAAAACCAACAACTGTGCCGTTGGGAATGGTCACACCCGTGGTGTTTCCGACACGGGCATAGGTCTCTTGGCCGATCTGCTGCGTGACGCCGTAATCCATGCCTAGGTTGACGGTCTGATCGGTGGTATTCCACGCGAGACGACGGGTCTTGCTGGTTGGTGCTGGTGACTCGCTCAGGTCAATGTAATCCGTGACCACCGAGTTGTTGTTCTGGATGGCTTGGCCATTGGCCAGCAGTTCAACGGCTGCGGCAAGGCGACTGATCTGAGCCAATGCCTCGTTTGCTGTGGCCGATGCTGTATCTGCCTGGTACTCGAAATCAGTGCCTGTGATGACCTGGAGCTCGTCCACGACCGAGAACAGCAGTTCAAACTGGCGAATCTGCTGCTGGTCGGTCAAGAACGCCGCTAGCTGGTCGCGGGTGAGATTGAGCCTGCGTGAGACTGGTGCGGTTGCCATCAGTATGCCAATGCCTCGATTTGTGCCTCAAGGCGCATGAAGGAAACATGCGCGTCGCTGTCGCCACGGAAACGCTGGATTCGCCAGTTCCTCATGTGGCCTTGCTGAAACCACGCGAGGCGCTTGGCGGTGTTGCCGATCGTGCCAACGCTGATGCTGCGGTCTTGACTCCATGCGAGGCCGTCGGTGCTGTAGCTGGTGCTGATCTGTGGATTGGTGCCGAGCGCCACGCTGCCTGTCAAACTGACCAGCTCCAAGCGGTTAAAGATCGCGCCGTTGCCCTCGTTGTAGGCAATGATCGTGCCAAATTCCCAACGAACCTGCTGGCCCCAGTGGTGGCCGGTGTCTTGTACCAGGTAGCCGATAGAGCTGCTTTGCGGATCGCCGACCAGCCACTTGTCGTATGCCCAGACCAGATTGCGTGCCCGGTACTGGCTGAAGCCCACGATGGTGGTGGTCAGAGTAAACCAGACCTGATCGCCAAGCGCCTCGGATGCGGCTGCGTCATAAACCACGGTGCGATCTGGCAGATGCACGTAGAGGTGCTGATGCGCTTTGTCGTTGCGTGCTTCCAGTTTGACCTGGGCCAGCTGTGCCTCTGTGTAGGTGAGCAAAAGCTCGTCGATCTCTTGGGTGCTGATCTTTTGGGTGGTGGCCGCAGCGCCGATGTAGATGCCTGGGGCTTCGTTTCGGCCACCGCCTAAGAAGGCGATGCGCTCCAAGTAGACGCAGCAGGCAAAGGTGCCGACCACGCCTTTTTGGATCTGTGCGCCGTCGATGCGTGCGAAGGGGAACAGCTCGCCGCCTACGTTGTCGAATACCTCGACGGTGTTGCGGTTGAGGGCATAGACCTCGTTGCGGAGCTTGAGAAGGGCAACGACTGGATCTGGGTCCACCTCTGAGCTGCCGTATTTGATAGGGTTGACGCTCATTGGGTCGAGCAGTTCTGTTATGACAAGACTTGTTCCATCTGTTGTCATAAAGAAACCATCAACCCAGCAGACGTCCAGCACAACCCCAAGATCTGGGTCTGTGACTTGGCGCAGGATCGGTGTGGTCGGGTTCCAATCAATCGTGGCTGGTGTTGTTACCGGGATCCAATAATACAAACGCCCACCGCTTGCAATAGCCAAAACGTCAAAGCTGTAGTCGAATGTCACCAGCGTATTGACTGGCCCACCGACGTCGCCAAGCACGGTCACAGTGCCGTTGCTGGCCACGGTCACGAGCTTGGTGCCCATGACCCGGTAGCAGATGCCGTTCCAGTTGATGCCGCCGCGATCTGTGCCTGGGCCTGAGCCGTTGGCCACGATGCCGTCACCAGGGCGCAGGAAGCCATTGCTGATGCCTGACTGCTTTGGCACTGGCACAAAGTTGACCGGATAGGCCGTGCGCAGCTCTGGGGTGGCGTCGGCATAGATGCCGTTGAGGATTGGGATTTGCATGGCTTACCACTTGACCTTGTTGGCCCAGTACGCTGCGCTCAGTTTGCCCTTGGCAATGTTTTCAGCGTGCCGAGCTTTGAATGATTCTCGCCGCGCTTGGCTGGCTTTGGACTCGCCCTCTTTCTTGGGCGAGCCACTGACTCCTTGCTGACCGAAGCGAATAGTTTTCACCTGGTCGCCCGACTTGGCCACAACAACGTGGCTTTTGGTGGGGTGCGATGGCGTGGCCTTGGGCTTGTTGTAGCCCGAGACCCCGGCACGGGCAAGGCGTGTGTCTTTGGTGGCCATGGCTTAGGCGACGCGATACCAGCTGTTGGTGGCCTGGTAGAAGCGCATGGTGAAGAAGGCGTTGGCTGCCAGGGTGGTGGGTGCGCCGAATGCCGCGGCTGCGCCGTTCACCGCCAGTGTGAAGCTGGTGATGATCTGGGTGGTGGTGACCAGCACCTGGGTGCCGTCTGGCACGCCAGTGTTCAGGGGCAGCGTGATTGTGCCTGCGGCCAGAGTGCCAGCAGGTTGAATGACCATCCACTGTTGCTCGCTGGTGGGCGTGGGCACGGTGATGTTGAAGCCAGTGCCAGGGGTGTAGAGGTTCGTGGCCACGGTGGGGGCTGCAAAAACCTGCTGAAAGTATTGCAGCAGCTGAGTGATCGAAACCTTGCGTGCGTCGCCGTTGTTGGAGACGTAGACCGGCAAAAGGTCGCCGCCTGAGACCTGGCTAACACCAGAGAGTTGGTTGATGGTTGGCATGTTGATTCCTCAGTTGAATTCGATGGGGCCATCTTGACCGGCCAGGACTGGATCGACGGGCGGACGGATGAAGGGGTTGTCGTAGACGCGCCAAGGCTTGTTGCCTGCGCCTGCTGGCATGGTGCTGGGCAGTTGTTGCAGCGGTGGCATGGCTGCGCGTGACAGGAGTGTGTTGTACGACTCTTTGGCCGTGGCCTTGGTGTCGGGCATGACCTGTTTGCCGTAGGACGGGCCCAGCTTGATGGCCAAGTTGGTGTAGATGGCCTCATTGGAGCTGTCTGGCACGTTGGTCTGCTCGTCGAGATCGCTGTCCTGGGGGCTGGATGGCAGAGGGTAGCCGAGGCGGATGCCGAGGGCGTTCCATGCGGCCATCTGGGTATCCAAGCGCCGGAGGGCGGATTGCATTTGCTCTGGTGTGAGATCAAAGGCGTAGGAGGCCAGCCCGATCTCGTCGAAGGCCTGCTCGATAAATTGGCGCTTGGTCCATCCCATTGTCATTCTCCAGTTGGCTCGGACAGTCTGTCCTGGATCAATTGTCCCAGTTTTTTGTCCTTGGTGCGACCGTCGAAACGGATGCCGAGTTCTGTGGCCTTGGCCTCCAGCTCTGCGCGGGTGGGGGCTGCGTCGTCTTCTGAAGTTGTGTCCACGACTTCCACGGCCTGGGCTTGTGCCTGGGCTGCTGCCTCGGCTTGCTCGCGCAGCAGGCGGTGGTTGATGCCGTCGATTGGCTTGGAGGGCTTGCGCACCTTGACCGGCTTGCGGTTCTTGGCGTATTTGGGGGTGAGGATCTTTTCCTGCATCACTTAGCCTTTTTCTTCATGGGCTTGGCGGTCTTGGCTGCGGCTTTGAAGTCTGCGGCTGTGGGTGCGCCTTTGGCACCGGGCTTGCGCATCTTTTCCTTGCTGCCTGCCTCGATGCGTGCGCGTTTGGCGTTGATGTTGGCGTAGAGACCGGGTTTCATTTCATGGCCCTCTTGGGTGCTTTGCTGGGCTTGCCTGCTGCCTTGGCTGCTTTCTCGGCTGTGCTGAGAGCAATAGCCACGGCTTGCTTCATTGGCTTGCCTGCCTTCTTTTCCATCTTGATGTTCTTGCCGATGGACTTGCTCGAATAACCTTTGGTCAATGGCATGGGGTTCTCCTATTGAGAAAGGGGGACCGAAGTCCCCCTGTTCTGTTGTACTGCTTATTGATTAAAAAGCAAAATTCCCGACATTTCCGGGTTCTTGTTGACCACACCGAACAGGGTGTCCATGCGGTACTTGATGGTCATGCTGTTGATGTCGTACCACTTTTGCAGGACCAGCTCAATGCCTTGGTCTGTGCTTGCACGCATCACTGCGACGCCAGCGTCAGATGGCACTGCGTAACGGCCAGGCAAGATCTCCAAGGAGTCACGCTGCCAGAACACGTTGACCGAAGCGGCGTTGACGTTCAAGAAGGTGATGGCGGCTGCATCGGCGGCGATGGCAACATCCACGTTCTTGTACTGCAACTGGGCGTCAGTTGGGCCTGTGCCACCGATGGTTTGAGCACCGATGATTGGAGGCGTGATGGTCATGGTGGTGGCCGAATCAACAGACACAACACGGAAGGTCTTCAACTGACCAGTGCTCTGCTTGGTGATGTGGTGCACGGCGTAGACCTCAGCGATCTTGAAAGCGTCGCCAGCAGCGATGCCGGTGGTGCTGTTCACGGTCACGGTCTGGAAGCGGTTGTCCACGTTGATCTGGCCGCCCACTGCTGTGGAGGTGGCTTGAGGAGCGTAGTTCGCTTGTGTGTTGGAGCCGTTGGTGTCGATGGTGATGCTTGTGCCAGCGGCGGCTGCCAGGCGGTTTGCGTAATCCATCTTGTAGGTGTCGAAGCCAGCGACCATGCCGACGTAGCTGCGCTCGTAGGCTTTGTCCGACTTCTGGTTGCCGAAGCTGCGAGCAGTGCCGACCAGGTTGCCAGCCAAGCCGTTGTAGTCGCGGCTGGACAGGGCCATGAAACGGTCGTAATCTGGAACGCCTTGTTCGTTCATGATGGTGTCGCACAGGGAGACGTCATCGTAATCGCCAGCAGCAGCTGCGATTGGAACAACCAAAGAGCCGAGATTGGCGGCAGAGCCCATGATGGCCACGTTGATGTCGGAGGCCAGCTTTTGCTTGGCGCTCTCACCCAGACGGCCTTCTTGCAAAGCGTCACGCAGTTCGAGGGCGGTCATTTCCCATGGCACTGTCTGGCTGTAGCCCAGAGTCGCGGGGACGGCCAACTGAGTCATGCCCTGGTATTGGCCAGCGATGCTGTTACCGGGTGTGCTGTTGATCGACTGAGCGATGTAGGGCTGTGGACGCCAGATGGTGTTGTTGGCGCGTTCCATCATTGTCTGGTCTGTGTTGTACACAGCGACGTGACGAGACAGGACCAGAGCATCCTGGAAGCCTTCGAGGAGGTCTTCAAAGGCAACGCGCTCTTCTTTTGAGAAACTATTGGACATGGTATTTCCTTAAAAAATCATTTTTGAGATGCTGCACGCTTTTGCGCCTTGTACTGCACGACCTTGGTCATGTTGCCAGTACGGGCAGCTTCTTCGCGCAGCCGTTCGAGGGTTGAGTCCACCGCCCCAGAGACTCGGCCGGTTCCTGACACGATTCTTTCGGGCGGCGGGGCTGCCTTGCGGTTGGTAACTTTCAAGTCTTTCTCCAGTTTCGCTACCGCAAAGGCAAACTTTACGGGGTCTTTGATGGCGGCCAGCTCTTGCGCCTTCTTGGGGTTCTTGCCGAGCGCGTAGACGACCAAGGCGGGGTTATCCGCACCTTGCAGCATGACGCCTTGCTGAGTGACGTTGAACAGCTCCTGGGCCACGGCCTCGGCGTCGTCAAAGTCTTTGACTCGCAGCTCGGCTTTCGCCTTGCCGTAGCCATCCAGTTTGGCTTGCCAGGCTTTCTGCTGATTCATAACTTCAGCTTCCTGCCTGGCATTGGCTTCGTCGGCTTGTCGCTTGCGCTCAAACCAAGTGGCCAGTGCTTCCTCGAACTTTTCTGCGTCGTAGTCGTGATCTTCCAACTTTGGCTTTGGCCCCAGCGTGACTGGCTTGGTCTCAGTCTGTGCGGTGGTTTGCAGCTTGGTTTGGAGTTCGCGGTTTTGGCGCTGGAGTTCTCGGTTCGTCTTGCGTAGCTCGCGCACCCATTCAGGAGCGTGTGCCGGTTCTTCGGGAGGTGGCGCTTCCTCACCAATGGAGACAACAACCTCGTCGGATTCGCCGTCGTCTTCTTGGGTCTCGGCCTGATCGCCTTCGGCTTGCGCTTCGGGTTGCTCGGTGGCCTCGTCCTCAAGGACTGCGGTGTCGTCGTTTGTGGTGTCGATCTCCTGATCTGCCTGTGTGTTCATCGTTGACCCTGTGAAACTCACCCATTAAAACGGCTGGGTGGATACCGTGTGCGTAATTGTCACTCAATTGTGGGTTGATTGACAACTGGTTGTGTTTGTTGCTGGATCATGCCGCCGATTTGCTCGGCCATGTTGAGGGCGTGATCCTGAGAATCCATGTCGATGTTGCTGAGGGTCTCGACCGTTTTGGCCCGGCTGAGTTCTGCGTCGGCCACGGTCTTGACGGTGTTGGCCCGAGCCTGGGCTGCTTTGGCTGTGGCTTCCTCGGCTGCGGCCTGGAGGTACATCGCATTGGGGTCTTGCGGCTGGCCTTGCATCTCGGCCATGAGTTCTTCGGCTTCTGCGTCTGTGGGCTTGACCACGCCCATGCGCAGGAGCTTCTTGCGGAAGTAGGCATTGGCGTCGCTGATGCCCTCGCCTTCCATGTTCATCATGGCCATGGCGGTGATCACTTGCTGGGTCTCTGGATCTGCTGTGATCTGAAGCATTCCGGTCAGGGCGCGGACTGTGGCCTCGCGCTTGCTGGTGCTGGATGGGCCGACCTCGGCCACGACGTCAAAGGTGGCCGCCGTGAGGTCGTTTTCCATGACGACTTCGCCGGTCTCTTGGTCGATGGATGGCTGCATGAGTTCGACCATTCCGGCCTCGCCTGTGGGGGCGATGGTCTTCATCTTGCGCTTGTCCTCGATGTAGACCTCTTTGGCCATGGAGAGCCAGATCTCGCCGCAGCGCTTCATGCCCTTGGCGAAATTGCTCATGTAGATGAAGGCCTGCATGTCGACGCGAGTCTGGATCATCTCCACGGCTTTGCCTGACATACCGCTGACCATTTTGTCAGCGCCCTGGGGGTTGCCCAAGATGTCTTGCATGTCGGTTTCGGTGATCTGCAAGAGCGCGGCCATGGCCGGTGGGATGTTAGGGGCGCGGGTGTAGGCGACTGGGCCCGACACGGCCTGGTTGCCGTTCTGGTCGGTGATCGGGTTGATGAGCAGATACGGGTAGTCTTTGAGGTTGTCCTCGGACCACATAACCTGGTGGCCTGCGACCTGCTCGGGGGTCAGGATCGGCTTCTCGACCGATGACAAGGCTGAGATCTCGCCCAGCTTGGAGAGCTGCATATTCTTGAGGCGCTGGGCGTCTTTGGCCAGGCGCACATGGCCCATGCAACGCTCTATGTTGTCGACGAACCAGCGCTTGCCGTACACCACCACGATGGGGATGCACTTGCCTGCGATGTAGCCTGCATCCTCCAAGACCTTGCCGCCGGACATGATGTATTTGTGAACGCGCTTGCGCTTGACTCGCTTCTGACGGATCTCGACTGTGCCGATGGCCGCGAGGGTTTCT